TTGTTCTTTCTTTGTAAGGGCTGTATTTATAGCCTTTTCTAATTTTTTATCGAACTCAGCTTGTAATTTAGGGTCTTGAAGTAATACGTCTAGGTTCTGTGTGTCGCTTTCTTGTGGTCTACCTACTTGAGTAGGTGTAGTTGGTTGAGTAGGTGTTTCTACTCCTGTTTGATCATTGTTCATGTTTTGATTCTCCTCCATAATTTTTAATCCTCCTATTAATTTATTTTTATTTTATTTATATCAAGGGGACTGGAGCGTCCCCGTTAATACCATTATTTATTAGGTCTACCCTCTCTTGGCTGTATATTTTTTATATTATTAGTTTTATCTGGCACTGGGTCAGGTGTTCTTGTTTTTACTTCTATCTGGTTATTTGTTTGGTTAGCTGTAGTAGAAGCGGTTGTAGTCTTATCTGTAACCTTATCAATATCATTAGGGCTAACGTACTGTGTATCAGGGCTTACTGTCTCCCATGGTACCTCTGTCTCCTCTTCTTTATTCTTCTTCTCTGTAGCGTAGTCGTATCCTAAGTTGCTAAGAAGAGTCTTTTGTGAAATGATACCGTTTAGGGCTAGTTGTTGATTTATGTTTTCATCTGTCATAGATGGTAAGTTAGTACCAATTGTAATAGTTATGTCATCTATATTATAGTATGTATTAGATATAAGGTTAATTCTTTGGAAAAAATTAGCCCATCTATGTTTTATTAATACTTGTACTCCTTGTCTTATGTCGTCTAGCATTAGCGCCATAGTGTAGAATTTACGGTCAATAGCGCTTGCATTCATGTCTCCTGAGTTAAACGCTGCATCAGAGGTATTAGGTATACCTGATATCTGGAAGATGCTATCTACGTAGTATTTCAAGTATTTCGTTGCATCCTCTGCGTGTATCTCTTTTAGTAGCCAACTCACGTCTCCACCCTCTTGTACGAAGAACGTCTTTGAATTCTCTAAGTATGTGTCCTCAATAACACGGGCTGGGTTTGATATGACGTCTGGATTACTTGAAGAGACTGGCTTCTCTGGGTCGAAGTCTGGATTAGGTATCGTAAGTGGGTTCTCTGGTCTGTAACCACTGATTTTAAGTTTAGCGTCCTTATCATTATATTGATACATATCATTCAAATTATTCATAATCTGTTCGTAAGATGTTACTAGAGAGATGATTGGGTCTATAATACTTACTTGTGGGTCTGGCTCAAAGACTGAGAACGTAGGTATAGAGTGTGTCGATGGTTGTTCTTCTTTTAATATAACTATTTGCTGGTACTTGCCTGTTTCATCCTGTCCAGTAGTCTTATCATAAATGCTGGTAGAGTAATTATTAGTGTATGGGTTGCACTCAATACAATAATATAAGGTATGCTCTTGGTTGTCTTCTGAGTTACGGCTGGCTAAGGTATATCTAGTAACTAGAGCAACTGGGCGCTGTTGATTTATATCATTGATGTCTGTTGGGAACAAGGCAACTGTATTCAAGGCAGATAGGGAATAATATGTGTAATTAGGGTCTGCTGTTGAAGGGGCTGTACCATTAATAGAGTCTTGAAGTGTTGGCGCTAAGTCTAATTGTCTTTCGTATGCACAACCAAACAAGACTGCATCATGAAATAATTGCTTCAACTCTTTTGGGTCATCATTTTTAGAAGAGAGTGTAGTGATTATAAACTTAAGTTGTGCAGCTGTGTCTGGGTCTAGTGGTGCGGAGTTAGATGGATGTAGTAAACGATATGCTGGCTCTTCTGACTGGTCTACTATCTCTGCATTATATGTGATTTCTCCCGATAGATAACCTGCTGCTAAATCTGTTATGAATTTTTCAAAAAACACTTGCACTGTTTGACCTGTTGCTAAATTTGTGGAAGTTATTCCACGAAGATAACGGTCTTGAATATCTGCTCTTTTTGATAAAACAGCGTCTATTTCGCTGAATAAATCTTGTATATGTCCATTATTATATTCGTCTTTTATATTCTTGGTAATCTTGATCAAGTTTATTACCTCCTTTTTTGTTCATATTATATTATAGAAATTTTTTTAGTACAAGTGGAGTACAACTCTTGCTCAATTTGCTTCGCGACTTGAGGTTTACATAATATATTCGAGTTGGTATATGTTTGGAGAGTCGCCAGTCAAATCCTGGTAACGAAAAGAAATACTAAGCCCTACAGCCACAAGGGTTTGCGGGTTTGTGAACAGATCTTAAAAAGTCAAAGGATCTTTTGGTATGTGGTTTAAAATGTTTATAATATATGCTATACTATATATAGAAGTAAGGAAAGGAGGAAAAAAGATATGAATATAAAAGACATATTAAATAGTTATAATGAATTCACTACTAACTACTATATGAATGACCAGGACTTGCTAGATAATAACTACAATAGAGAAATAGCAGAAGCAATAGCAACTAAAGAAGCAATTGAATTAAGTGAAAACAAATAAAAAAAAATGGAGGTATAAAAATATGAATATTTTAAAAGAATATGTAGCATTACACAATGCACTAACAAAAGAGAAACAATTTAATAGAAAAATAGAAATCAATGCAAAATTGAATAATTTAATCAGCACTTATAACATATCACTAAAACAAATGTCTTCAGGACACCCAGCATTTGAATATTATGCATTATTAGTAAACGACAGCAAGCAAGGAATTATACAAATACAAGTTAACACTAAACACATGACTATATATAGAGATTTTATAAATGAAGGAGGTGAATTTTAATATGGACTTTAGAAAATTAGGAATTGAAAAAGCATTTGCAAATTTACTTAAAAAGGACTTTACTGAAAATGAAAAGCAATTTTTAAGAAATAACAAAGACATTATAGGAAATGAATACTTAGTAATTAAACGTAGTAAACAACCAGCAAAATATGCTTTTCCAGAAGAGCAACAAAAAGCAATTGATAAATTTATAGCAGAAAACGGCTTCAAACAAATAGAAGTAGAGCCAGAAAAACCAGATTACAAAATCGAACTTGTAGCAACACCAAAAGCAGAAAGAGAAGTCGAAAGAATGATTAAAACAATAATAGCAAATAGTAACAATAGGGTATTAGCAAAATCAGCTAAAACACTAGCAAACATCAAATAGAGGGGGGGCGGGCAAAATCCCGCTTCTGTCTAAAAAATATATCCCAGGGGTAGGGGGTATAAAATACACCCCATAAGAAAGGAGTAAATATGGATAACGTAATAAAGCAATGCAACCAGTTACAACAAAAGTTAATTGCAAAATACAACCTAGAGGGAGAGCAAAAGATAGCATTTGAAAGGGCTATTGCAACATACGACTATTTGCAAAATGAGGGAGTAATATTCACATGCCTAGACATATTGGAATGCTTCAAATATGACGAGGAGCCTATTGCTCCTAATATGGACACTATATTTGCACTATGCGAGTATATTATAAAGACTATTCAATTTTATGAGCTAGTCTATTCAAAATCAGCATTTACTATTAAAACTAATGCAGATATAAGAGCAAAAGAAATCATAGGAAGCGACAATATGTGGATACTAGAAACAGACCAAATAAGAAAGGAGGTAAAATAATATGGACGAGAGAGAAAACCCAATGATCATGGACGAGTATTGGCCAGAATATAGGTCAAGCAGAGAGGAAGATCCAGCATACCTTGAGTGGTGTGATGAACAATACGAGCGAGAAGCAGGATATTAAAATGAGGAGGTGAAATAATATGGATAACACATTTTGGCAAGATTTTACTATCGCAGACCGCTTCGGAGAAGAAGCAGTAAGAGACACATTTGATAGAGCATTCAAAGAATGGAGAAGCAACTATAAAATGTTAACAGAATTAGTTATAGTATTAAATCATAAAGTATGGCAACACTATGAGAATAATAACAAAAGATATATGGAATTGTACAAACAACTATGGGGAGACTGTGACGAATGGGCTTATACTAATCTAAAAGGAGAAGAATTAACATACTACTATAATACAACAGATTAAAATAGGGTGGGCAAAAAGTCCACCCCTTAAATAATTAAATGGAGGTATAAAAATATGAAACACAAATTATATAAAAAATTAATTTATAAAGTAAATGTATCGTTAAGAGTAGAAAAACCAGAAGATGATTCAGTAATATATGAATATAAAAGTTATAATTGCCCTTGGATAGATATAAAACATAACGTAATGACTATACCAGTTGTAGTTACTGACTATTTAGAAGATTTAGACTTCCAACGCTATGATTTAAGTAATATATACACAATTGATATATTAAAAGGTGAAGACCTTATTCAAATGATAATATGTAATGATCGAGTAGTTACACCAGAAGAAATAAAAAGAATTGAAGAAGAAATGAAAAAAGAAAAGGAGGTAAAATAGTATGAAACATTATTCGCATACAGTTATATTAGACGACTTTGAATTCGACATAATAGTAGACAATTTTAATGATTTTGACATAACTGAAGAAGAATTAGACTTTGCTATTGAAAATGATAATTTAGACATCTATGGTAATAATAAAATGGATAATATATATGTAGATATTGATTGCATATTAAAATTCAAAAACTTTAAAAAGAGCGAGCCATATAATTATCCAGAATTTCATTTTGATATAAAGGAGGTGAAATAATATGAACGATCGACTAAAGATCATAAAATCAATAGAAGATAACATAAAGGCCTTTGAAAAACTAGAGCATGACGCAGGAGACCATACATATTATAAGGCTCTTTACGAAATGAGCAAATCAATGCAGTCCGTAATTAACTATACAAATAATTATCATAAAAATTTAAAATAAGGAGGTAAATAATATGGACGAATTATTTAAAGAATCACTAGACGCACTAGAAAAAACACTTGACACTTTGCCTAAATACAAAAGACCAACTTGCATAAATTGTGAGTATAAACTTATATGTGCAGGTGAATGTGAAAAAACCTTAAATAAGGAGGAGGTGAAATAATATGACTATATCAAAAAGAGATGTAAACAAATTATGTAAAATTGCTAGAATATTGAACAACGCTGATGAAGAAGATCCAGATCTTTATGACTTATGGCAGGAATTGGCAGATATAATCGAACGCATTGAAGAATAGAACTAGGCACGCCCAGGCGGTGTGCCGAACAAATGTTTATAAGTACGCAGGGGCGAGCCCAACCGCTTCCCCGTAGGGTTTAAAAACATATGAAATAGCCCTAAACAATAATATGTTATAGTATTGACTTATAGTTAACAATATGTTATAATTATAAGTGAACATATATGGACAACCCGATCGGGTTTAATCTAAACCATATATGGTAAAGAAAGGAGTTCGTTATGGAACTAAATATATGTGGTAAAATGATAGAGCCACTAAAAGTAAAACATTCACAATTAGACAAAATCTACCCAATAGGTAAAAACCTACTTATCTTTGGTAAGTCAGGTGAAGGTAAAACGCAGTCTTTAATAGACTACGCAAAGAAAGCAGGCAAGAAATTACGTATCATATCACTTGCTATGGAGATGCCAGAGACTACTGGTGGTATTCCTTACGCAACAGACAAAGGCTACTTCACAAGATTACTTGACGAGAGATTACAACCAATACTAGAGTGTGAAGGAGAAGGCTGGATAATATTCTTTGATGAAATCAACCAAGGTAGTCCAGAAATATTCAATGCTCTATATGGAATATGCCACCCAGACCCAGCACAAAGACAATGGAATGGACATAGCCTAGCAAAAGTACAAATAGTTGCAGCAGGTAACTTGAACGACGGTACAGACGGCACAGTCTATTTAAACGACCTACCAGTACCGCTTCTAAACAGATTTTTCATATGCCAATTAGTAAGTGATAAGACAGAAACTATGAAATACTTAAAAGAGAAATGGAAAAACATTCCACAAGTAACTAAGTATATAGACGTCTTACTTAAAGAAGATATACCACCAAGAGACATTGATCAATGCTTAGAGATAATATCTTATGAAATGGACGGACTATTATTACAAATGAAGATAGGCTCAGCCTTAACAGCTAAGTTATATGACATACAAAAGAAAGTTAAGTCAGTAGACCCAGCAGAAGCATTAGAAGCTTGTCGTGAAGGTTACAAGATGTTTAAAGAGAACGGCAAGGTAATGTGGGCTGGAGAGTATATAACAGAAGAAGAAGATTTACTTGAAAGATTTAGAGACATCTTAAATGAAGAAGAAATCAAATCAATAGTGAAAGGAGATGAGTAATATGGACAACATTCATAGAATTATCATTAATAAGAACAGAGGCTGGAGAGGACTAGCACAATTAGAATGTCAAAGTTATACTAAAGATACAATAGACACTATTCACAAAATGATATTTTCTTTCAGTGAGCCAGTATGGAGAGACTTAATTAATCGCCAGTCAATTGTAACACAAGACGAAGATAACTACTATGTAATAAAATTCACAGACGCTGAAGGCAAACTTCCAAGACCTACACAACAAAGAAGTGTATTAATCAAAAGTTTTATGGCTCCAGTAGAATATGTAAACAAGTACCCTAAGATGAGCTGGTCATCAGCTGAAGGAACAGACTGGAACCTTATAATGAATTACTTAAAGAATAGAAACAACCACACAACAAGTGACTGGAATTGTATAGGCTTAAGAGTAATACCAAGAATATAGAAAGGAGTGATTACTATGTATTCAATAACAAAGAGCAAAGGCTCAAATCAAAATGTTATCTTAACTAACACAGATACAATGGCAAACATTAACTTAGGTAAGATAACAATACCAATGCTAGATATGATAAAAGAAGATTTAACTACTGAGTTAACAATGGCTGAAGAATGGACTTTAAATGTATCAGCTGAAGCCGCTTCTAAATTATCTAAACTAGCAATGCCAATGAAGAAACCAATAAGAGATCAAAAGAAGAAGCCAGAAGATAAAGTGAACAGACCAGCACCAGGAGCAGACGTAGACTTATTCAATTTAATCTACGGCTCAGTAGAATAAAATAAAAGGAGGTAATTAATATGAGTAACATATTTTTAGATGATGAAAGAGACAGAGATGTAGAGACAGCTATTATGTTAGAAAAGGCTAGAGTAACAGACATAGGTAATGCAGTAGCATACACAGATGGAGAAAGAGTATTTGTGAACACAGATGAGAACCTTGCAAAATTATTACCAGCATATAATAAGGGTATGCTTAAATGGTTATTATGGCATGAGAGATATCACATGGAATTAAAACATCATAACAGATTTTTCAAATACTTATCAGAGCTTAGAGATAAAGAATGCAAAGACGAGTTCGCACTAAGTAAAGCAGAAGTAAACGTCATAATGGACATATTAGTACATGACTCTTTATCTAAAATGTTTCCAGAATTAGTAGAGACAGCCAAGACTAACTTAGCACAAATGAGAAACAGAAACTCTTTAAAGTATACATTCAAAACATTCAACCTAGAAGATATGCTTGAAGAGTATAGAAAACATAAATACCCAGAAGAAGACAAAGAAGGAGAAGGCAAAGAAGGAGAAAAGAAAGACGGCGAAGGAGAAGGCAAAGGCAAAGGTAAGAAAGGAGACAAAGGAGAAGCAGCAGAAGGTAAGAAAGCACATGAAGCAGGCGGAACACCAAGCGGAAGTCATAGTAAAACAGAAGAATCAGAAAAAGAAGATGGTAAAAGTGAACAACCAGATGAGCACGAGGAAACAGACTGGTCAAAACTAGAAGACCTAGACGAAAACGAATTCATATCTAAAGAAGACGCTAACAGAATTATAGACAGAGCAAACAAACTAAAACGTAAACAAATTAAGTTAGGCAGACTAACACAAAAGTTAAATGGACTAGCCACTACAACTAGACAAAGGACTTATAGAATTCCATCTTACATCCAAGTGAACAAAGGAGTAATCATGAAAGGAAAACTTCCAGGTAAAACAGACCTTTACCTAGTGTTTGACGCAAGTGGTAGTATGGGAGAAGAGTTAGCATTATTCAAAGACTTAATAACTAAGGCTATACCACAAGCATTAGAGTGTCCTTGTGAATGGTTTTCAGGATATAGTATTAAAGAAGAAACAAAGAAATGTAAGAACCCAGCAGGCAGAAACTATGACTACTACAAAGGTAAATTCAAAGACATTATACCAGTAAGAGCAAGTGGTGGTTATAGTGATGACGGCGACCGTACAATTGAGTTATGCTTAGCAGCTGAACAGAAAGGCTTCACCCCAATAGGTGTAACTGACGGTGGTGGTTGTATATACGAAAAAGATGTACTAAAGAAATTAAAGAGAACAATTTTAGTAGGACCAAACGAGAATTGGTTAAACAAAGCTAAACAAATCAACCCTAATATACAAATATTAGAGTTAGATTATTAAAAGAAAGGAGAATAATTATGCCTAATCACATAAAGAATGTATTAAAGTTTAGTAACTTAAAATCAGAAGACAGAAGATTTATATTAGACACTATTACAACAGCAGAAGAAAAAGATGATGGCTTACATCACTACATAGACTTTGACAGAATAATACCTGAACCACGCACCAAAGATGAATGTCCAGACGACTGTTTAGTGAACAAGGATTCACATGTGATGGAAGACAAGGAAAGACCTTGGTTTGACTGGTACAGATGGCATTTAAAATACTGGGGTACTAAATGGAATGCTTATGATGACTATATAATAGCTACACCTGGTACTATCACATTTGTATTTAGTACTGCTTGGTCGACACCTGAACCTGTAATAGAAAAACTTAAACTATTAGGATTTAACTTTGAACTTAAATATGCAGACGAAGACTATGGTAGCAACTGTGGTAAAATGATATATAATCCAAGCAAAACAGGATTCAAGGATATTGTTCACATTACAGCATCAGATATTGCTAATCCAGAGCAATTCGCTAGAAGACTATGGGCAAAGTATGAGTAGAAAGGAGTGGTTATAATGACATATATTTATCAAGCAGTAATAATATTAAACCCAACAAACGAAACAATAGTAAAAGCAGAAATCAAAAAATTCACTGACATACTACAAGGCTTTTCTTCTCGTAAGAAAGTAAAAGTAGAAGACATGGGAGAAAAGAGGTTAGCATACGAAATAAAATCCCACAAATCAGGATGGTACTGTATGTTCACTTTTCAAGCACATCCAGAGGATATAGCTGAAATAGAAAGACAACTTCGTATTGATGACCATGTACTTAAATTTATGACAGTAAAACATAGTGATGAAGACGAAGATGATGATACAATTTTAGAAGATTACCATCCAGAAAGTGAACAGGATCACCCAGATGCAGCAACAACTTCTGCTGTTGAAGTCGATATGTTTGATTTGATATTCGGATCAGATCAAAGAGATCGCTGTTCACTTTAGACAAAATTCGACAAGGAGGAAAGAAGATATGAATAATTATGTTATGGTATTGACTTATTGTTATAAGTATGATATAATATTAAAAGAAAGGAGTGAAACTATATGTTTGAGAAAATAATTGGACAAGAGCAAGCAAAACTTTCAATTAAAGACTGGTACTTGCACGAAGACCAACCGCTTCTAATCTATGGTAGTAGTGGCTTTGGTAAGACAATGTTTGCTGAAAGTTTAGGTGCCAAGACAATTGACACAACCCAAATGAGAGGCGACCGTATGAACAGCATCTTAAAACCCATCAAGGAAGCTGAAGACGGCGACATATTATTCTTTGACGAGATACACTCACTACAAGCCAAAGTCTTAGAAGGACTTTATAAGATTATAGATAAGGGTACATTTTACGATACAGATTTATGTATGGACTTACCATTACCTAAAGTTAGATTTGTATTCGCAACAAATATTCTAAACCCTTTACCTGAAGCCTTCATAAATAGATGTAGGTTCGTAGAGCTACAAGAATACACACAGGACGAATTAGCGAAGATAGTACATATAAGATACCCTGAGATAGATAAAAAGTCTATACCAGCCATTATCAAAGCAGCCAAGGGTGTACCAAGGACAGCTTTATCATTTTCAAAATCTGTTATTGCTGGTGCCAAGACCGATAAAGTTTTAGCAATTGATCAGGAAGAAGTGAACAGGATATTAACATCACGTATGGGTGTAGATACTGATACTGGTCTAAACGCAAAAGAATTCAAAGTAGTACAAAAGGTAATCGAGCGTGGACGTTTGTCAACCACAGCAGTAGCAAATGTACTAAAGACTACGATCAAAGATGCACAGTCACACTATATTGAACCACTTCGTGCAGCAGAGTGGTTAGCCGTGAGCCAAGCAGGAGTAATTCCAGGAATAAAGGCACACGCCAACTACAAACTATTTATTAATCGTGACGAAAAGAAAGGAGTATTATAATGGAAATATGGAAAGACATAAAAGGTTATGAGCGGACTCTACCAGGTATCAAATCTTGGTAGAATTAAATCTCTATATTTTAGCAAAGAAAAAATATTGGTAGCACATAATTGTAAAGGTTATCAACGAATAGGTTTATCTAAAAATGGTAAACAGAAATTATATTTTATTCAGGTACTCGTAGCAGAAGCATTTATACCTAATCCTGATAATTTGCCAGAAGTAAATCATAAAGATGAAAACAAACTGAACAACGCAGCGGATAATCTTGAATGGTGTACGCATCCTTATAATTCTAATTATGGTACAAGAAGAAAACGAATCAGTAACGCACATATAAATCATCCAAATCAATCTAAACCGGTTCAATGTATAGAAACTGGAGTAATATATCCTTCCGCTCATGAAGCAGCTAGGCAAACAGGTTTAAATTTTAGTATGATATGTGCAGTGTGTAGAGGAAATAGAAATAAAACAGGTGGTTATCACTGGAAATTTAAAGTCTAAAACTAAGAGCGAGGACGCCTAAACCTCGCTCTTCTCTAGGGCTGTGCCCTGAACAAATGTTCGGTAAAGACGAATGTGGTGTGTAAAAAATGTGTATGTATTTTTTATATTACCCCGGCGTTGTTCACTTTTTAAATAATCCGGAAGAAAGGAGATGAGTTTATGAATTATTATAAATTATTAGATGAAAAAGCTAAATTAGGACT